CAGGCCAGTTGGGCTCGTGCTGTAGGACCGCGGGTTAAGCGTCGTGATGCCGTCGGTCGTCGTGCTGTCTTCGCCAAAAATGAGACGTTGAAGACCCGCCACACGAAATCGCCCAAAAGTGGCGCCATCGACTCCCCCGTTACCGGGCGCGCTGTTGACCCCTTCGAGCACCTCCAAAGTAGCGCCGGGACACACCGAACGGAAATCGAGCGTCACATCTTGAAAAAGCATGCGGCCGGGCAGCGTGATGCCCTGGTCCCCATTGATCTCCTTCATGCCGCAGCAGAACTTCCGGAAATCCTCGTAGTACCAGGGGTCCAGATCGATCATCGGCTCGGCGGAGAACAACTCGCCAAACGCATCAAGGAAAAGGTGCCGGTACTCGTACAGAGCCTTCGCCGGCTTGAGCGCACGCAGGATGCGGATGTTGTTGCGAAGAACCTTGAAAGGCTCCTCGGGAAACCCGGTGCCGAGCGCCCCAGTAATCAGGTCGCCCGTAGTAGGGTCCGTGAAAACGGTCACACACAAGACGTTGATCTCGAACTCGTTCTGTTCACCGAAGCCCCATGCGGTGTTCGGGTCGGTGGCGAAGTCCACTTTGGCCAACACCTGGATCACCGCTTCCGTCAAAAGCTCGAGACCCTCCTCGACCACGTCTTTCGTTGCCCCTTGGAGGAGCAGCAAAATCATCCGACGAAGGAACTCACGGTAGGTCAAGTCACCATCGACCTCTGGAATGCCGGGAGGGGACTTGGTCGTGTCGGGGAACACGAGCGTCCCGATCATCTGCCAGAGGAACTCTGGACGTGCGAAGTCCACATCGGACTCCAGACCTACGTCCTCAAGTTCGAGTTGGATCTGGGCAAGCTGCTCCGCCAGGGCTTGGTATTGGAGGACGTAGTAGGGGCCCGGAACTTCGGCAACATAGTTCGAAGGGAGGATCTGCTGAAACGTCCGCAGGATCGAGTTGGTGATGTCGCGAAGAGTGCGACTCCCTTGCTGCCCTGCCGTCGTGATGGGCGCCGGGTTTTGCTCACGCGTGAACGGCAGGTACGGCGTCTCAGGAAGAACGAGTGGCTTCTTTTCGTCAGACACTACGCACGTCCTCTGCGAACGTGAAGATCAAGCTGCCCACTTCAAACACTTCGAGGGAGCTGCCTTCGATGTCCTGAACTCGCGTCTCGAGGAAGGCCACCGTGTAGGTGACGGTGTAAGCGTGCACTTGCGGACGGTCGTTCGCACCCAGCGAAACGATCATCCGGTTCGCAGTGAGGTCTTGCCGGATCGCTTGGATTTCCTGCGCGGTGTTGGCCGATGGAAAGTTGTTCTCGATGGTCTGGTCGTCCGTAAACCCTGGGATGATCAGGCCGTCGTTTCCAATGATGAACGCCCGGTCGGGCCCCTCATGAAGAAATTCAGGGCTGCTGAGCTGCAAGGTCAAGGCGCGGTCGTCTTGGAACACACCAGCGAACTGGGTGCCGTCTCCGCCACCCGTGGTCGTGGGGTTGTCCAACGGGTTCTCCAGCAACCAGGTTTTGACGGTGTCCGTCGAGTAAGGAACCGCTGGCGTCCCTACAAGCAGCATGACTTCGCCGTCTTCCGAAGAAACCGATTCCCGCACCACCAGGCTGCCAGCCCCACGGGACAGCTTACGAAGGGGGCTCTCGATGTACGACACCCCAGAGGTGTTGTCGATCACCGCAATGATATCGGATTGACGCACTGCGGAGCCTGCGGGAAGAGCCCGAAGGAAGGTAGTCAAGTTCGTACGGACGTTGGTGTCGGCCGTAGACGTACGGAAACCTGACACGGTGACGACGGTCGCCGTAATGTCGATGGGGACTTGGATGGCAGCTTTGCCCAGAACGTCGGCAGTCAGGTGCTTCTGAGCATCCAACACCGCTTGCGTGCTGGGGATGACGAAGTTGTTCTGGTACAGGACCGTGAAGTTCTCGACGTGCTCGTAGCTGACCAGGACCGTTTGGCCACTCACGATCGCGCTGTTGGCCGTACGTCGAATGGCGAGCGCCGTGGTCTGGCCACCGGGAACGATCGTGTAGTCCGAAACGCCACTGGGATCGCTTGGGCCTCGGTACAGGATCGTGCCATCCGAACTGGTGACGGATACCGTCAGGGGATTGGCTCCCAAGTTGCTGACGAACTCGTTGAACTCGCCCAGCAAAATGTGCTGTTCGTTGGTCACCGTGATGGAGTCGCCGCTCGGCACCCCGTTGATTTGAAGCACGTTCAAATACGCTTGGGCCTTGGTGGAGCGCCCCAAGATCAGAGGGTCATCAGGACGTACGAACTCCCAGTTGTCGGTGGAGAGGAGCCCGGAAATGGTACCTGTCACGCTCGTCACCGAAGTCACAGGCTGTCGCGTGAAGACGAATCGAGTCGTAGTGATGTACCGGTAGTCACCCAACACGATGTCTCCGAACGTCACAGGAGGTTGGAACACCTCGATGGAAAGCTGGATAGTCCGATAGTCGATAATCTCGACATCCGTCAGATCGAAGAAAGCTCCGGTCGTGGCATTTCGGAGCCCGAGCCCTTCCGTAACATCGTCGATCATCGCAGCGATGGGGTTCTCCACCGTGAGTGTCTCGTCCAAGGCCCGGAACTGGAGGATCGCAGGATTCCCGATGATGGCGAACTGAACGTCCTGAGCCGTCTCGAACGTGAACGCGAAAGTGTCAGTGACGGTGCCGAGGGACTCGCCCCGTAGCCATACATCGACCTTGCCTCCGACGTGTTTGTCGAAGTCGTCGTCGAAGTCGCGCTGCATCAAAGAGTCGCCAGCAGCAACGATCGAAACTTCCTGGACACCGGCCACATCGGCCGCAGTTTGAAGTGTCCCTCGTTCGGTTCCACTGTCCACCGCAGCCAGCGCGTTGCGGGCCCGGATCGAAAGCTCGAGGTTGGTCTCTTGGTTGGTGCCTCCGAACGTGGCATTCGAGTTGGTGACCGAGAGCCCCGGCAACGAACCCACGATGGTGCGGATCTGCCCGGCCCCCAGGTTCGCCGCCGACCCCGGAGAAGCAGCCTCGATGGGAAGTTCAATCCGGTAGGTGTTCGTGGTGGGGTCGAAGAACGACGCGATGTTGTTGATCGGGATCGCACCATCCGTCGTCGTAACGAACTGGACAGAGCCACTGGCCACCCGGGTTCCCAACGGGATGAAAACCGTCGAGGTAGGACGCGTACGCGTGAAGAAAATGACGAACCCTCGAGCGCGGTCTCCCGACTGACGGAAAATCCCGTTGCGAGACGCAAGCTGATCGAACGAAAGGTCGATGATGGCCTGTACGTCACCAGGGTTTTGCAGCTCGAATACCCGTTGAAGGGCCTGTTTGTAAGGGCTCTGTGCCACAGCCGTGGAGCTACCGTTTGCTTCGATGCCGTCGATCTGCAACAGCGTGTCGAAGGACTGGATGCGGTACAGGAAGTCCACCAGGAACCGAAGACGCACGGCCTCGCTGGCAATCGGATCCACCACCGTGTCTCGGATAACGGCTCCCGGTTGAATCGCGATCTGTGGGGTGGTGCGCCCAATCGCGCTGATCGTGTCTTCGACGATATCGAGACGTGACGGTGATGGGAACGTACCCACGTTCTGACGGATCACGGTGGGCTGTGCCGAGACCTCCGTCGAGAACGCCGACTCCACTTCCAGGAGCGTTGCATCGTCAAAAAAGACTGCGCTCGTGACGTAGAACAAAGGCTCCGTCAACGGCGTGCTGGCGAACACCCCAACCGGAATGGTGGCAGGGTTGTTGGCCGATCCGAACTGGCGGTTGTGCTTAAAAGTGTAGAAGGGACGCGCCACCAACGAATCCACGGAGTACGTGCTCCGGATCACCGTCGTCGTTTCCGGGACCTCGAACACCTGCACGAAATCGGTTTGCAGAAGATTCGCTTGCTCTTGCTCCGTGATGGCTGCGGCGAGCTCAGGAGTCAGCGTGATGTCTTCGAGGTTCTCGAGGATATCGTTGCTGCTGGTCTGCGTCTCACGGATTTTGACGTACAAGGGATCGGCGGCCACCGTGCCGTCCGTGTTCGTCGCCACTGCCGACTCCACCTGGAGAGCCCCAATGTTCGTAGTCTCCTGCACCGTCACAAAATCCGAGACGGTGTTGAGGTTGACGCGCTGGTACCCGGTGGCACCACCCCCAGAGAATCGGGATGCGTAGAAGTTGATCCCTCGGAAGGTGGGATCGTTGACCCCTTCCACCCTGATCTCCACCTCATCGTCGAGTTGCTCAACGCTGACGTTCGTAGGGACCGTTCCCAGTAGCCCAATGTCGGACTCCTGGACGAGAGTCACCTCAAGGCGAGCTGACGTAGAGACTGCTCCGGAGAACGAGATCGAACGAACCTCGATCACGTTCAACCCGGCGCCGAACTCAAGGCCATCGGGAAAAGATGTGGAGTTGGGGAACGAAAAGGTCGTCCCTTCAAAGATGATCAAGTCCGGGTCCGACGTGAAAGCACCACCACGGATGGAGATCTGCATGTCCACCGTGCTCTCTTCCATGGTCCCCTCGAAAAAACGAGAAGTCATGGTTGTGGAGAACAAGGTGTTCTCACGAGCAACTCCGTCGGGACCGATGATTTTGGGCGTAGATACCATCAGTTACCTCTTACGCGGGCGCAACCCCCGGAATCGTTCCGGTGCGGGGATCGAGCCCAAAACCGCTCAAGCCGAGCGACAGGCCATTCGTCCCAGCAAGTGCTGCTGTACCAGGAGCGGCAAACACCGTGGACACCACGACGGGGACGTTGGAAGCATTCGCTGCGATCACCTGCACCTCGAACACCGTGGGGTCGAACTCGGACGGGAAAGTGTTGATGGCGATGATATTGGCCAGACGCTGTCGCGCAGTGACCTCCTGGTATCGGCCAGCAGCTTCTTGTAGACGTTGGAACACGGTCAGCGATGTGATCACGTCCTCGTTGATCGCCGCGACCCCGGAACCCACAGCCTTCGTTCCGATGCGTGTGAGAAGCAACGTCCCGTACTCGGGGTGGAAAGCATTGGACCCCTTGATGGTGCTCAGCACCTTAAGCACGTCCTGGTTGAGGAGGTCTTCGTTCACAATCTGGAACGGGGAGCCATCCGCCGCGATCAGGTAGTCGTTCTCGATCCCGAAGCCCTGGCAACGACGGCAGTACTGCTGGTACGTCGTGTACGAGATCTTGAAAACCGGGTTGCTCTTCACCGGTTGTGTGAACTTGGGGTACCGAGCGGGGACTTGTCGGACACTGGCAAGCCCAGGAGTCACCGTGATGGTGGGGCGTTCCGCAAAAATCCAGGAGGGGTACACGATGCGACCCCGCTCCCGAATCTGGTCCACGAATCCGACCTGGCCCACCGCATCACCTGACACACGCACTTGGGATTTCCTCCCGGTGTCCGAGAGATCCGTGAGACGCAGGTAACCGTTGACGTTTTGCGGAACGATAGAAACCTGGCCAGTCCGCAGCGCCGCGGTGAGAATCTCCACAACGCGATCCGTAGTCACCCGGTTCCCCACCGGAAGCTCCACCTCTTGAACTCCCTGAGTCCGGTTTTCAATGGTGATGGTGTTCTCGTTCTGAACGATTCGAAACGGACCGCTGACCGAGCCCGAAAGCTGCGCTCGACTCAGAAGACCCCCCTGCGGCACGGTCAACTGGTCGTTCACCGTGATGCGGATATGGTTCGAGGACGCCACTGGCTGGCGTGTCACCAATTCTCGCCGGTCGGCGCCGAGGATCACTTCTTCCTCCACCGTCAGGTGGGGGCAGGCGTGGCCGAGTTGGAAGTCGAAACTCATGGTCTACTAGAAACGGGGCTATAGGCAGAATCAGGCAGCAAACGGGTCGGTTCCCGGGGGATCTGCATTGAGCGTGTCGTAAAAAGCGATGCCGCTCGGGATCACCTGAGCATTTTCACCTTCGATGTCGTCCGTAGGGTCCGAAAGGGACGTTCCGTCGGCTCGCTTGCCCAGGTTGATACGTGTGAAATCGGGTTCTCCGTTCTCATCGGTTTCGTAAAAAACTGAATCCATCTCGGTGACGATCTCCGTGAGATGGAGGTTTCGTGCAAACCGAGAAGGATTCGGCGGAAACAGCCCCAGGAAGGTCGATCCTCCGACGCTTTGCTGGATCAGGATGTCGCGCTCCTGCATGAGCTGCTCGCGCAAATCCATGAGTTTCAGGATCTTCTCTCCGAGCTGCGTCACCTCAGCGATTTCCTGTCGGACCCACCGACGTGCCCAGTCCATCTTGATCGCGATCTTGGCCCCGGCATCGCCCTCCTCCACATAGCGGCCGGCCATACGAGTGAGATCCGTGAGTTTCACCGAAACGCCACCCATGTACTGGCCGCCCACGCCATACGAGGTCGTGCTCTCCGACGAAATCACGGCGCCGTAAGGCTGGTCAAAAGGTGTGGACGCGAGTCCCGCCGAGGTCGCACGCTCGTTGGGATCGTCGGCAGCATCCTCTTGGGGGTCCTCGTCGGTCGTGAACTGCACATTGTCCGGTTGCAGCCACAATGAGATCGCCATCGGGTTGCCACCTTGGGCGATGTACGCCTGCACGAGCTTCTCGAGCGAAGACTCGGGCGAAACCACAAACCGAGTGCGCTCCTCCGTCACGGTTTCAACTTCCTGCTCCGCTCCACCCAGAGTTTGGACCGTCTGTCCGCGTGTCTTGTAGAAAACCGTGATGCAACCGATCCGGTCGAGCTCCGCGTTGATCACCCCCACACGACGAGGCACCGCTCGACGCTCGTTCAACGTCCAGTCACGGAATGATTTCCACTGACACTGCCTCATGGTCCCCAGAAAGTTAAACATCAGGTGTCTCCTTGGAAAAGCGATCGGAACACGTCGATCGCCAGGTTGGGGATGCCACCAGCAAACAGCACGATGCCACCGCCGTAGGAATCCGACTGAGGATTCTCAGGACCGATCGGCTTGTTCTGCGAGCCCAACAACGCGGCCGTGACACCATCGGTGCCGGGAGCGACGACGATCAAACCGGCTGCCGGGGTGATCGAGAAAAAGAACCGAAGCAGTCGTTGGATGAGGGCGTTGATACGGTTGAGGAACGCTTGAAGCTCCCGAATACGACTCTGGAGGAACTCGATGTAGCGGCGGATGGTCTCGGCAATGCTCTCGATCGCCGCCTGGATCGAACGCAGAAGCGCGAGGATCTGATCGAAGAAACGGTCGATGGCCGGAATGCCTTGAGGGAATACCCGGAAAGCAATCCACCCACGCTCTTGAGAGCGTACGGCCGGACCGGCCGCCACCTGGAGAACAAACGCCGCGCCCTCGTAGACGCTGTCGGGGATGAGGTTACGGAAAAAGTCGATCTTCCTGAGCCGGTTGTTGGTGCGGTTGTAGACGACGGGGGCCATGTCGTAGGAACCACGCCCTGCCGTGATGAGAGGATCCGACGGAGACGCAAAGAAGAAGTGCGGCTCTCGTGCCAACTTGCTCTCCTGGTTGATTTCTGCCCGAATGCGTTCGGCAGCTCGACCGTCCGCGATCCCCAGGGACAACGGGTTGGGGGCGATTCCCATTTGAGTGCTCGTATCTTGGAGAAGCTCCAAGACAGAGCCTCCAGGAAGTGTCTCGAAAAGCTGCGTGATGTTGGGATCGACCGAAGTGAAGTAGCTCTCGTCTCCAAAAATGATCTGGAAGTTGAGAAGGTCCTCGGCACGCTCGACCGCAAGCTGACGCGCTGCCAATGGGGGCAAGTTCTGCGACAACAGACGGTTCGTGTAGTTGATGCAGTTGACGAAGAGACTCTTGCGGAACTTGGCGGGGTCGGCTCCGGTTTTCTCAAAGAACTTCTTGGTCTGCCGACGCCCGACGATGCGGATCAGCATGAACTTGGCGATGTCTTCGAGCTGAGTACTCTTCCTGGAGCGGTCCTGGTACGTCTCCCACCAAGGGTTCTGCTCCCCGTCCTTGAGAACGTCATTGGGACCATTCGGGGGGAAATCCACAATGCCATTCTTGCCGAGCAACAACGGGATGTCCGCCCGCGACAACGCCATGATGGCCAAGGCTTCTCCCACCGCACGCAGATAGAGCTGCGTACTGGCATCCGGGAATAGGATGGGCACCAAGTCCGAAGGAGGCCCTGCGTCGTTGAAACTGACCGGGACATCAGAGAAAGGCCCAGGATCGATGGTGACGATTGGACCGTTGGGCGACGGACGCAACGCCGTCTGATCGAGGACGTACTTGTAGCCGATGGTCTCTCCATCAGAGATCTCCGCTACAGGCTGGTTGACCGCACGAACCCGAACGAAGTAACGCTCAGGCTGTTTGCTGTCGTTGAGGCGTCGGATACGGCCCCTCGGGAACGTTGAGAACTCGAAGTCCGCAGCGAACGGCATGTCCTCGAACTTGAAGGAGGCACCGTACCCCTTACCAGGGAAAAACAAATTCTGGGTAAAGGGAACGAAGAAGGTCTTCTGGATGAAATGCTTGCCGTCGCCTTCAAGCAGGCTGAGGTCAATGGGCGCCGGATCGTTGATGTTCCGGACACCGTACACACGCACCGCATCGGACTTGAAATCCCCACGGGAATCGACCGCGTCGTTCCAGTTGATCCTTCCCTGGATGTCGAGCTGCTGACTGCCACCACGAAGGAGGATCGGCTGCCGGTCCTGATCGAGAAGTTCAATCACCTCGGTCTTGGCCGGCTGATTCAGGAGCTCCATATCCTGCGCGGACCCTTGGATCACACGCTCGGCCACGAGCTTGATGGGCTGCTCACGCGTCGAGAACTCGACCAGGAACCCGGCCGGTGGGATGACCGGCGTGTCAGGGAAAGGAGACCCGGGAATGGTCGCCATCTGCCACGTCAGGTTCACCGCGTTGTACGGGTTGTTGAGGCTGTCGTCGGGGCTCTCTTTGTCGAAAAGCTCGTCTCGGAAAAAGCTCTTGTTGAACGAGAAAATAGTAGCGCCGTCGTAGCCGTATGTGGCTTCGATGCTCACCGCCTTGTTCTGCATCCGGGGCAACGGATACTGGCGGTTGAACAGCCCGAGGATGGACTGGACGAGCTGGACGATGCGGTTGATGCCACGAATGTCCGTCTGTACGAACAGGAACACAGCCAAACATGTCGAGAACTCGCTGATGTCCGGACGGTTCGGATCCTGGGAGTCTTGGAGACGCCCCACCATCCGACCTTGGTAGGTCAGGTAGCCACCCTTGAGGGCCGAGAAATCGGGCCCTTCCAGATTATAGATGTCCCCGTGGATGTAAATACCGAGCTGTCTCAGGTCAGCTAGCAGCGCCTCGATAATGCTCTGGATCAGCGTGATGAGTGCGATGAGCGGGTCGAGCAACCCGGTAGCGAAAACCTTGAGGATCTCCAACACCGCCAACAGGATGTTGAGGATCTGGATCAGGAACGAGAAGAAGGCATCGATCGCCTCGCGAACCGGCTCGAGGAAGTCCGGGATCTCCAAAGAGATCGTCTGCCATTGCCCGACTATCCCCTGGCTCTCTGGTCCTTGTTCTGGATTAGGCATTACCCGCCCCCTCCCTTCTTGAGGCGACGCATCTTGACGCCAAGTTCGTCGATCTCACGAAGGTCACGACTGACCTGGCCTTTGCAGATGTCCCGGATCTCCCCGAGCATCTCCGCGTAAAACTTGAACGTAGGGATCTGCGCTGTATCCCCCTCCTTCACTTGGCCTTCGTTGTCCGTCCAGGAGTTGGGCTCGATACCCATCTCACGGAGTTTCGCTTCGGCCTCCTCGACCGTCATCTTGGACAGATCAAAGTCGAACGGTGACCGGTACCGCTTCTTCTCATCGTAACCGTCAGGGCCCGGTGCAGGTCCCGTACGGAAACCGTAGTGCGGCTTTGATTTGCGTTGGGTCATGAGATACCCGCATCGGTGAAGGACTGGGATTGCCGAAGAGCACGAAGCTCCTTGGCCCGCTTCTTGGGAAGCTGGCTGATGAAACGACGGATTTCGACCAACGTCCCGTCTTCCTGGTTGACCCGGAAATCGAGCCACGCGAACCGAAGTTCACGGAACTGGTCGTTGTCGTCCAACACCTCGTCGATGCGGTCCGTCAAAACTGGGCGCCCATCCCCCACGTCGGCCGTCGGGTTGTTGACGTTGCTTTCGAGTGTCGCGTAGCTGGGGACACCTGCCAGAGAATCCACCGGGAACTCGTTGTCCAGGCGCGAGTCGTTGACCCAGAACCGACGATCCAAGACCCCAAGCGAATCCGAGTTGTTCGCGTACGGGCTGATGCTTACGAGACCTCGAGCCCCGTCGATGAGTTCGTTGCTCATGACTCCCTTACCTTCGTCGGGAATCAACGGGTTACCGAGATCTGCCACATGCTCATCGCGCTGGAAGACGAAGTAGCTTCCGAATTTGTCCTCACGGAAGAACACGTCGAACTCTTCAAGGAAACTCAGGGTGCGCTCTCGCATCAGGAGCACCAGGTCGATGGCCTCGGACGAGAACAGACCGCTCGGCCGAATGATCTTGTAGGAGAAGGGAGCGATGCTGAACAGATTGCCGCGGAAGGAGTCCGCGCCAGACCCGAGCTCACCTGCCAGGGCTGTCGGGCGCAGGTCCAACTGCCCCTCCTCTCCAGGGCCACCAGGAGGGTCCGCAAAGGCTGCCGTCGATCCCGAGATGGTAGGAAGCACGGCGTACTCGGCCTCCACACCGAACGTCACAAAGCCTCCTCCGGGGTCGTTGCTGTACTCGGTCTCGCTGGACACCGTGACGGCATCCCCAGTCACTTCCGTGACCCGGTACCAGCCCCGGTTGTCGTCCAGTTCGGATGGGGCACCTGCAATGAAAGGCACCTCCTGGCCCGCCTCAGCCGTCAAACGGTTGGGGACACTTCGGTCCCCAAAGGGTCGAAGGCCGCTCTCCTGGCCCGTCACAGGGACACCTGTGGGGCCCTCCACATCTCCCGCCGCATCGATGACGACGATGTCCCCGACTGCGACCCCAATGGCCGCAAAGTTGAGGGTTCCGTCGCTATCCCTGAGCCGCCGGGGATCTGTCACCTCCGGCTCGGTGGGAACGAACCCACCCTCCTGGGTCGTGTAGTCAGCGGTCCGTTCGAGCACAACCTGATCGGTGATCTGCCCGAAAAGCTGTGCGTTGCTCTGCTCGTGAGGCACCGGAACTTGCTGCAAGTAGATCTCGAATGGCTTGCCAGCCACATCGGCCGCAGGGACCTTCGTGATGCCAGGCTCTTTGAGCCAGATCTGCGTCGCCGACTCGATGCCACCAATCTCGACCTCATCGAGCAATGTGACCCCGTCGGTATCGAACAGGCGGAACAGGTCACCGGGGAAGATATTCACGAACTCGTCGTTGAACGGACCCAGGTTGGTGGCGTCGTCGGCCGTGATCACGAACGGGTAGACGAAGGACTCCGTACTCACCGGCGCGGACCCGAAGGTCGTCACCGTCCCACGGCGGATTTGGTAGACGTATCGAAGAGGCCCGAGGAGTTCTCCAATGCCCTGGAGCACGTCATGGAAACGACGAATCCTACGGACGGACCAGGACACGGCTTCGGGATCGGCTTCGCCAAAAGCACCAGGGTCTCGGTACCCAATTTCACCAACCGCGACCGAGTGCCCAGCATCGACCACACGTTCGGTCGCCCCTCCCAGATCGAGTGTAGGACGTACCCATGAAGGCTCAAGGAAAATGCCGGCTTGAGCCCGGAAACCCTCCGTAAACGCAGTCGTGAGCGTGCGCAAGCTATCCCCGGGCATCAACGCGAACAAATCTGGGAGCGTGTGGATGGTGTTCCAGTCGGAGCCCGGCGCGTCCGTCTGGTCAATTTGGAGGTAATGCGGAACGTTGTCGTAGACGTACGCATCCGGATTCGGGTCAAACGCAGTGTTGGCGATGGGGGTGGCCACCGCGACAGCGAGCTCATTGATGATCGGAGCGCCCGGTACGAGGTTTGCCAGCGCAATGTCATAACCGATTTGGCCACCGGAACCCGAAACCACGATGCCTGCAAACCCTCCAATCGGAACATCAGCCCCAATCGGCACCAAAGAACCCACGGTGTTCCGCGGGAACAGTTTCTCAGGAACGCCGACATCGGGGGGCGGGGCTCCGAAAGGAGCGCGGTCCAGAGTCACGTCAAACCGGAAGAACCCCGAGATGACGGTGCCCGGTTCGATCGCATCGATGTCCGCCACAGTAATCGAAGTGCCCAAGAAGTCTGTCGCACCTACAGCCGAGACCGTGAAGGTGTTCGTCACGGTATCGACCGCCGTGTACGGGATCTTGAAGTTGGCCGTACCGTAGTCGGAAGCCGCGGAGTCCAGGACATTCATGATGTACAAGAACCCAGTGCCATCCCAAGCCGCGGTCACCCCGTCATTGAGAAGAGTGCTCGAAACGGTAAGAGAACCAAAACCATCCACGTCCACGCTGACCAACGTCGGGAAAATCGGACTTGCCCACCCGGACTCTGTATTCACCGGGAGAGTCGCCGTATTCATGGTCGCCAGACGCTCTTGGTCTGTCGCTTCGGTGGGCGAGATGGCATGACGCACCAGATAGGTGCCTGCCGTGGTCGCGGCCCTGGCGGGGACATCGTCCGTACCAGTGATCGTCAAAATGTCTCCGGCCTCAACAGCCTCGAACCCTTGACCGACCACCGTGAACAACGGGGTGCCATCCGTCGAGATTCGGAAGTTGCGTTCCGTTGCAACGCCGGCCAACCCCACGCCTTCCGCGATGACGATCACTTGATCCGTGCCATACCGAGAAGACGGAAGGGCCGAGAAGGTGATGTCACCGGTCGTCACGATGGGAAGGTTCCCGTGCCCTTCAAAGGCCATGACTTTGATGGACCCACGACCCGATCCAGGAGCCGGATCAAAGGTGCCGATGAACGGAGCAAACTCGTTACGTGTCAGGAAGGTGTACGGAACGCCGCCATTGGTCGAAACGTTGTCATTGACCGTGCAAATCGAAACGGTCTTACCGGTGACGAAATTGACGCTGAGCTCCGATGCCACCGCCACCGCCGCAACCGGGGGCTCGTCTCGTGGAAGCACCGTACGAAGGTCGTAGCCTTCACCAAACGTGAGCCGGTCGGTCTCGATCTGAGCCGTGGTGCTGATACCGGTAGCACCTCCGACATTGATGTCGATCGTGAACCAAAGCGGCAACGTATCTCCCGGATTCAACGGGTCTTCCGGAAGGACAGGAGGAGCACCGGGGCCAATCGTCACAAACGCAGCCGGGGTATCCACGAAAATGAAGTTGTCGTCCGACGTGACCGTAGTGATGGCCGAAGCCGCCGCATCACCCGTCACAAGACCGGTACCGAAGTCGATGGTCACCGCCTGGAGGAACACCGGAATCGGGACGGCATCCGAGGACGAAGTCCACAGGTTGATCGTGATGATGTTCGTGCTGGCCAGGTTGAACACGTTGTTGAGGCCACCAGCGATAACGCTTGGCGTCCCATCGTTGAACACCAGGAGCGCTGTCGAGATCTGCGTGATGTCGAACTGGGTCACGGTGCCCACTCGACGCACGATCATTCCCGGCGGTTCCGGGAGCGTCGTCTGGTTCACGAAAGACATCGCCGACGTGAACAGGTACTCCACGTTGTCGCCCAACGCCGTCGGGGTCACGAACCGCGGCGGCTCAAGGGTGCTCCCGGCGGCGGACCCGTTGGTGCCGCCAACGGACAAGATGCCCTGGGATCCCGGGGGAAGCCCGAGAGCTGTCTGGTTGGTCTCCACGAGCAACACATCGAACGGCTCCACGTCCTTGATGCCGCTGTGCGGTGTGTAGCCACCAGCCGTGGTCACCGGCTCCGTATCGAGACCTGTGTTGATCGCAGCCGGTAGATCGGTTCCAGTCAGCACGCCGACGATGACGCCGTCAACTCCCTGGATCTCATCTGGGAACACCGCGTTGGGAATTCCGGAGTCCGCGAAAAGATCGTTGAAAGCGCCGGCCACGATGCCGAGCTGATCGATCTCAGTGTTCTCGGCGTAGATGTACGGCAACGTGTAGTCGCCCGAGTCGTTCGTAAAACCACCCAACAACGCCGGGAGGGGTGCGGGCTCGGTCAGCGCATTTCGGAACGTGACGAATCCTTCGACGTTGCTGAGCGGCTTGGGAGGCCCCTGCCCCCAGGCTTCCTTGAGAGGGATATTCGGGTCCGCCAACGAAGGAAACGTGATGTCCCGGAGTTCACCATCAGAACGGTCCACGCCGATATCGAAACCCACCCGGTAGTTGGGGTTGCCCTTAGCCAAGGCACTGGCCTCACTGTTGGTTAGAGGGTCATCCACATCGGCAGGGGCCGTTAAAAACGTATTTGGGGGAGAGATGAAAACGGTGTCTCCCCGATCGAGCTCGACAGGCCCATCCGTAGTCCCTTCCTCCTCCCCAACTTCGAGGATCTCGCCAGGGTTGAGTTGAACACCGTCTTCATCAACAAACGTGAGGATGCAACCAAGGAGGATCTCGCCAACAAAAACGGACTTGAGACTCGTGAACGAAACGCCACCGAATTCGTACGAAAAAGAGTCGGGCGTAGCCACGTCGATGACGGTGCCATTGGGGTGGCCGAAGGTGGCCTTCGGAAGATTGCTCCCCGTGGGGTCAGTCCACACCGAGAAAGCGGGAGTGAACAGGACAGGGTCGCCAGTCGTCAGGTCGATGGTCTCACCCCCCTGAGCCGCAAGCTGCGTAACATCGGGAAGCCCCTCCTCATCGAGCGGTAGCTCGTGCAGAGGAAGCGGAGTAGCGATGACCGCAGGTCGTGGGTTCGCTCCGAAGCCGTCCGTGGTGGCCAGGAGGTCGTCGAACTCAGGGAACCCGACCTCGCTGTAAGCGAAAATACGGGCTCGGGGAAGACGGTTTTGAACCGAAAGGGACCCGATGTTCTCGACCGTCCCAAGTACAGGATTGCCCACATCAGCGATGCCCTTGAAAAAGGTACTGGCCCGCTTGGGCAGCTCAATCTTGAGGTTACCCCCGCCGCCCGTGATGGACAGACGCTTGATCTTTTTGCTGAAAGAGTAAACCCCACGCTTGACGGGCTCCGCTTCCAAATCCGCCCCAATGCCGGGATCGGTCAACGTGAAAAACTCAGTGAGCTCCGGGAAGACGCGAGAGAACCGACTGGGCTGTCCCAAGACCCGGTACCGTCCGAAAGCCTCTAAACGAAGCGGGAACAGACGCAGACGTTTGCGAGTGCGAGCGAACAACACGATGTCGTCCACTTCGTTCATGGCGAACTGGCGCTGGAGTCCCTGCAGATCCCCCAGGAAATCGGGGTCGAGGAAAGAACCTTCGAGTTGATCACCCGCGACGATGAAATCGGTGGGGTCCACCACCGGGTCACGCGTCATGAACGTGGCCTTCGGGTTGTAACCGAAGAACACCTCGGAGAAGAGATTGCGCCGGTTCAACTCACCGGTGATGGCGTCTTCGTATCCGGGAGGCGCAACATCCTTGCCCTTCCCGATGAAGAATTTGAACTTGCCATCTCGGTCACCAATGATGTTGCCGGTGATCGTTTCGAGGATCTGCTCGAAGTTGATGACGTTGACGTTGTAGAACTCGAGGAAGGCTCGAGCCCCACGATCCGTGTCCTCCAAGTCCCGGCTCTGGGACTTGAGGCCAAGGCGTCCTTGTGTGGCGTTCTCGGTCGGAGGAATGATGGCGGGAGCCGGACCCTGCGAAGGAAGCTGAGCCGCAATCTCCTGGGCCACTTGCTCGGCCATCTCTCCCAGGTAGTTCAGAAGGGGGACCGTTCGGTAGAAGAACGTGTCCGGGTTCGAGAACGTATACGTGCCCCGGAGAATCTTCCCGAGACGACCGTTCCCAGCCGCACCCGTGATGGGGTCTTCTTCCGCCGATGGTGGCTGGATGTAGACGAACCGTGCGTCGAACCTCGGGTTCAGGATGAATCCGTTTGCGAGAAGCGGCGCAATGATGCGTTGCTGGGTGTGACGAAGATAAAGACTCTGCGTCGGCTCCAACGGACCTTCCGGCGGATTGAGGAACTCCACGGACCCATCGTCGTTGTTGAGGATGTAGTCGATGGACGGACGGAGCGTGCGTCCAGGAAGCAGGTTGCCATCCGTATCCGTCTCTCCGAACAGGATCAACTCACTGGGCTCGGTGTCCACCACCCCGCCACGGCCAATGAACTGCTCAGGCAACGGCTGGTAGACGGGACGCACACTGATCTTGGCCGCGTCCTGACCAAACGCGTACCCGCGTGGGAAGAAACTCGTGACATCCACTTGAGTCCGAGTCCCGTCATCGATCTGCGTAGACCCGCTGATGACGAAAGGAGTCCCTCCGAGCTCAAGGAGGTGGCCGGCAACAGCGACGGCCGTAACATCTCCTCCGAAAATGATGTTCTGGAACCCACGGTTGATCGGCTCGTACTGGTTCGTGATCTCGAGCCAGAAACCATCCGGGGCTTCGGGCACGATGTCCGTAGCCAGCGGGATGTCGGACAACAGCGACAAGGAATCCGAGCCCGGGTCACGGGATCCAGCCTCAAGTTGCGTCTCGGGAATGAACTCGACCGTCGTGACATCCGTCGTCGCGTTGTACGACGAAGCCGTGATGTAGAAAGGGAACTCCCCAACACGCAGGAGCTTGCCCGGTGACACCTCGGCGGTGCGATCCGTCTCCAACGCGAAGCTGGTCTGGTCTGCCTCGATCCGGAACGGTGGCCGGTACACGGGAGGCTGACTCACCGTGTAGGTCTGCTCGCCTCCGAATGCCTCGAACACCCCGTAGGTGATCAGGGATTCGCTCAAAGCATCGACGCCTTCTTCGAGGTGCACCACGTACACGTCGTTGTCGTTGTCGATATCGAAAGTAGCGATCGGCGAACTGCCGATGTTGTAGAGCGTCGAACCGATGTAGAAGGCCGGCTCGTTCGCCTCGTCGGTATCCACCGTGCGCTGGGTGGGGTTGAACTCCCACCGTTTTGACGGAGTGGGGTCCAGCGATGTGGCCGTATCAAGACGTACAAACAACGGAAGCTGCTCGATGACCTCAACGGGAGCGAGCCCGCTCTCGGGGTCTTCGGGATCGATGGGCTCAAGCAACAGGTTGCCGGTGCCGATTTCAGCTTGGAAGTACTTGACCTCGACAACCTGGAATTCACGAAGGGGCTTCGTGAAAAGGAACGAGCCCTGAATCGGGTTGAGCGTCACATCGACGCCCCCGTTGAGCGTGTTCATGGACTCGACGAGGTAGACCTCCGTGCCTCCGAACTCCGTGAAGGCAGAGGAAGGGAAATTGAGCAGCCCGTTCTCGGGGTCGTACTCCACATTGGACGACTCGACCAAAATGGGGGACAGGAAGTCCTCGACGTAGATGGCATCCTGGCCATCGAACTGCTCGAACACTTCGGTGCCGAAGTTGAGCAACCCACTGACCGTCTGGACCTCGATCACGTCCCCGACCAGAGGGAACGACAAAACCCCAGCCACCTTGATCAGATTGCCGTCATCAAACGTGTAAGTCTTGGTGCCAACGCGAATCGAAAATGCGTCATCCAGGAAACGATCACCCGTCGGGTCCGGCACGTTTCGTGCGGAGTTGAGGATGACCCCCAAGTTCGTTTGGGTAAGACCCACCATGTTGGCCTCTTGCGACCCGCTGGTAAGTCCGTATCGGATGACGATGAGGCGTCCCGAAGACAGCGCGTCGCCTAGAACAGCGACAAGGCGGTTATCCTCTTGTTCGGAGGCGCTCGTAGGCACCTCACCCAAAGGCGACAAGACGCGAACCTTCCACGGGTCGTCGGGCAAATGCTGGAACTGGACGTACTGGGTATCGGCTACAACGCCCAGGTCGAACTCTTCACGAGTCTTGCCCTCATAGAGATCCCAAGGAATGGTCGTGCCACTCACCGGGAACTGCTGCTCCACGATCAGGGAGTTGGTGTCGGTCGCGTCTTCGGCCACCACGTAGGTGCCCTGTGCGTCCCCCTGGGTGATCTTGAGCTGCCACCCTGCGAGGACCTCCAGAGCCACGAAGTCAACGTCAGGAGACGTGTCCGTGAACGTGGTGGTCCCAGAGGTGAAGGTTCCTCGAGCCCCAAGTTGTTTGAGGGCTCCTACGGTCTCGATGAGAATGACGAGACCGGAGTCTCCGTCCGCGTCCAGGATGAAGTCCTCGTCGAGGACCTGGTCCTCGAACGGCGCTCCCAGAACCGACAGGCGTAGCCCGTTGCCAGGAAGCCGGAACGAGTTGGGGATGACCGGAGCCTGCCCCATGTAGAGCGTGTTGGTAGGCTGCTCGACCGTCTGGGCCTGACGGAACTCATCGGCCCATGAGAACTTGCCGAGGCCGAACTCGTAGAAGACCTCCTCGAAGTTGTCCAGGTTGAACTGAATCAGGCCGTCCTGGATCTGGAAGAAGATGTTTTCGTCGTAGCCGGCCACGTCCTCAAGAGGAGGACGGTCCAGGACCACAATCGGAGACGCCGAAATACTCGACGTGAACACTACATTCTCGAACCGAGCGATGTGGTTCGAGTCCGCGATGTTGTCCTTGGTGCCGTTGCGATTGAAAGGGCTTCGGAACACCCCGACGTGGGAACCGTTGTCCGGCAACCACCGGAGATCGGGAGGGGCGTCTACCAGACTGGGCTCCGCGATCCGGATCACCCAACCCGGCAAGAACCCAAGGGCCGCAGGTCCCGACAGGTCTTTCGTGTTTCCAGGTCCGAAACCGATTTCGATCTCACCGTATCGAAGGTCCCCCGACAAACGGGTCGAGCGCAAAATGACACGCCCGTTTTGAACCACTACTTCGCTGTCAAGAGGTGCGACGGCACCCAGGCTCGTGGCGATCTCGTCGGCCGTGAAAGTCCCACCAGCCGAGGTGGCTACCCCGCCAGGGTCCAGTGCCGCGTTCCATGTCACCTCCGTACCGTGAACCGCAAAGACCATCACCTCGGTGCCGACGAGCGTCCACTCGTTGCGCACTCGAGCGACCATGGTCGCGTCCTCGGAGTAGACCGAAGGTTGCGTGCCCGACTGGAGGAAGTACATCGGCTTCCCGTCGAAGCGCTTGAAATCCTGGCGTCCCAGAATGACTTCGCTGCCAGCGGAACCCAGTCGCTTATCGACGTAGGCAACACCACGAGGAATCCGAAACCGGAAGCGCGGTATCTCGTCATCATCGTCAAAAACACGGATGGTCCTGATCTGACCGTCCTCTGTGAACAGCACCAAGTCCCAAGGACCCTCGAACGCGCGGATCAACCCAGAGCCTTCTCCGAAACGGATGCCCGCAGGAACCGACGTGTTCGGGATGGTGCCCGTGGTGTCGGGGATGTGGAGCACCCCAGAGGTTCCGGGGCCCGGCGTCGGGATCGCGTCGGGGATGAAGATCTGGTGGTTCTTCCCATCGACAACGGTGGGGTCGCCGCTGCTGTTCACCAGTTGGATGGGATCACGAAGAGGAACCGGACGACGAGTCAGAGAAACGCCATCGTAAAACACCTGCGCGCCCAGGTACGTGTTGTTGAACCCCGGATCGTCCGGATCCGCTTTGGCCAGATCGGCATCGGAAAACTTGAGGCGACCTGTGGACAGGGAGACCCCGACCTCACCCTCTTCGGGCGTGATGAGGGCCAGGTCCGCTTCCGTGTCGGCAAACTTCACGATCAGCTCCGAGCGGGATCCGATGCGGATGAACGGGTAATCCGTCGGCCCGGGGATCGGCGAAACGAACATCAGGTTCAGATTGCCGTCCTCGAGATCACCGAGAGGCTCTACCTCTTCCTGATCCACGAACTGGTCGTAGGAGTAGAAAATGGTCTGGCCGGCGAACTCCTCCACGAATGTGGGGTTCCACTTCAAAGTGCCTGTGCCGCTGCTGACGATGCCGGAGAGTTCGGGCTCGACCCCGAAATCGAAGTCCTCGATCTCCTCGTCCGTGACGACCTTGATGCCACTGAACCCGGAGATCGCCACGGGAGGCGCCACAGGGATGGAGGAGGCGTCAGGACGCGTTCCAAGGCGCACCATGCAGTACGAGTCTGGAACATCGCTGTCGCCCGGCAGGAAGTCTCCTACGGTGACTAGCGGGACAGGAGTGAGCGTGTACTCGGTGTCAACGAGGAGCTGGCCCAGATCGCGTGGCGGAGTCCCTCGAATGGGGCGCCAGCGATCCACTTTTCCGTCCCAGATGAACCGGTTGCCGTAGATGTCGTTTTTGGACCACCAGAAAGTGGGGGCTGACAGGACATACTTGAGCTCCGTCGCGCGGTCCCCACGGACGCTCGAAACACCTCCGCCAAGAGCCTCAAGGAGGGCGTCATTGGTGATCGTGAAAATACCGGTGACCGAGTTCCAGTCGCCGTTCCCAACAAGTTGGAACTCGTCCCCGGTGTCGCCACGCCGGACGACGAGGCTCGTGATGTCTCCGATGCTTCGGTTGGCGTCATCGATGATGATGACCCGGTTAGATCCAGTCGTCAGGAAAAAAGCGGTCGGAGGATTAGTGTTGGCTACAGGCGTCGTCCCCGTTGGGAACGTCGCATCTCCCTCCCCGCTGACCTCGAACCCACCAATGTCGGCCAGGTTCGCGGTGTTGGCAGCCCAGACCAGGTACTCGGTCTGGCTGTCATTGGGACGGAGAAGGACGGCAGCGCGATACTGATCTGCGGAGACCTCGACAAGGTCTGGCGACGTGATCGTGTAGTCCGTGCTGAGCGGTTTGAAGTCCCGATCGACACCATTGGATGCCTCCTCCGTCGTAACAGCATTCGATGGAGCAGTGCGTGGCGCCCGAAGGACGAATCCTGAAAAGTCGAAGCCCATGTGCTTATCAAAATACTACCGAGACACTGGTCCCGACGGCCGCGGTAGGTGAAGGGCTTCCCACCACGCCACCGAGTCCAGCACCGGTAAGAAGAAGGTTTGCGATCCCAGTTGCGAGACCGGTCGCCAAAAGGGTGTTGTTCACGCCAGCAACAGCTTGTGCGCTTAAATTTGCGAGGAGAATAGGAATCAGCGCTGCGGGATTTGCATTGGTGACTTTTGACGTATCCCCACCGGCTGCAACTCCGATCGATGCTCCCGTGTACTGAGCCGACGAATTGAACGTAGACAGAACCCCCCCACCAACCGACATTCCGACGCCAGCAGATGAAGGGCCCGTGACCCCGGCTTGTTGAAGGCCAGCGGATACGATGTTGGGAGGTCCCGAAAGAGTGAGCTTGCCATTCACGCTCCCTGTCCCAGCGGTGCCAGCAGTGACTCCCAGCATCGTCACATTCACGGGCGCCGACACCCACGCCAGGATGGACCGGGCAACCGCTGGCGCGATCTTCGGGATCACTTGCGAGCCCGGAAACCGGGCCTGCCCAAAGGAGATGATCGCTCCACTCAAAGATGGGGTGGTGAGTGCCATAATGCTAGATCGGGAGACCGAGCCGGTGCCCAGTGCTGCCCATGCCGAAGAAGGCGAAAGGGAGGTTGGTGAGGGGATCGCGGTCTGTACTGCTGATGATGCGGCCTGGGGTTCCAGCACCACCCAAGGTCGTCACCAAACTCGACAGCTTGGCGCGGATGGCCGCCTTCATGGTGATCGAGGCGAGTGCCGCGATGGTCGTCGTCAGCGTGGAGGTCATCGTCGTGCTCGTCACGGAGGTCATCCGAATCCCCGTCACGGTATCGACCGCGATCGTGTTAATGCCGGCACGCTGCGTCACGGTTCCGATGCGGGTCTGGTACGTGATGTTCCCGACGAAGCACGTCGTTTTGTGACTGCCAATCCGGAACCGTTCGTCACGGTTGCCGAACAACATCACGTATTTGTCCGTGTCTCCGCCGACGTGTCCGGTCAACGGGGTTCCGATGAACTTGGTTTCACGAAGTGGTGCATTCGTGGGAAGGAAATTCAACGGCCCCGAGTACAAGTTGGTCTCTCGACCCTGCACCGTCTTGTCGTGCGTGTTGCACTGGAGCAACTTCTTGTCGGTGAACACGTTGATGTTCTGCTTCGCAGACATCAGGATCTCGTTCGTATCGACGAACTGAATACCGTTGGCTCCGGTGATTTTCGTGAAACGGCCAGATTTGATGTGGGTGTTGCCAGTCGGGCTCTCGATGAGAACGGCCGGGAAAGTGTTCTCCTGGAGGTCCGAACTCGCGAGTCGTGCCGAAAAGCTACCTTGCGTCGTGGGGGCGTTCGCGCGAATCACGATAGCGCCCGTGTCGGAAGCGATGAGAGCCGCGATGTTGTTCGTGATGTCCCCGTTCTGAAAGTTCATCACCATGTTCGAGGCGTTGAACATCAAAGGGCCGTTCGCCTGCATCCGCATGCCACCGTTGAGCGCAAGCTCAAGGGAGTTGGCATCCTGTGACCCACTCAAGAACCCTTTCACGCTGCCGTCTTTCGTGGTCGAAATGAACATCGGGGGGACGGAGGAGGGGTCATCGATCGGAGCATCGACACGGAACAGAGAGGCCGCGTGCTGCCCGAGGGGGAGGCCGATGCCAGAGCCCATCTGCGGTTCAATGCGGTCCGCTGCGAAGATCTGAGGGGCCAGAGGGAGACCGTAAAGCTCACGCCCTCGACGGGTGAACGCATCGTTCCCGACCACGGAACCCAGCACAAATTGAATGTAAGGACCGGCGTTGGACATCGCCGTCACCTGCTTTGAGTTTGTGGGGAGACGGTCAGCATCAAAACCGTCTGTCTGTTCGGTGACAGGAAGAGTGCCGTCCCAAGAGTGATCGAGTTCGATGCGGTACTCGGTAAGGGTGTCCGCGTCGGAGCCACCCGACGATAGCGCGCCGTTGGTCGGGACCGTGTTGTTCTCCGGGCTCGGATCGATGGCCACACGGTAGATGGGTTTGCCGCCATACTCGGCATCTGGAATCCCACGAGACGCGTCCAAAATGTAACCGTCGGTTCCAATGAAAAGACCCCGACCCAAAAACGAATACGGGTCTATGTTGGTGTCGATGGAAATTCCGCTGGCAGCAAAGGGTCTCGTGGCATCGGAACGCAAAAACACTCTGTGCGGCGACAAAGAACCTTGGGGAAGCGGCGAAGCACCCAAATCCGCTGGGGTCAGCGGATCGCCGTTGTCATCCACCTGAACACCAGCGGTCCAGTTGGTGCCATCGCTAAACATACGACTCGGCAAGAGTTGGGCGTCGCGCTGCACCATGCCCGCGTAGACCCGAGCACCACCCATGGCATGGAACTGCTGGAGGGACCGGAAAACGATCGCCTGATCTTGATCACGCAGTCGGATTTCGGTTGCGCGCCGGTTGGTGATCAGGACGCTCTCGTCCATGATGATGTCGGAGCCCTGGCTCGAGGAAAGGCAGATGCAGCCGGGCCTCATCGCCCGCATCTTGTGCCGGTAACGGCCATAGATGCCTTCGTAATGGGCCTGCGTCTGGGGGTTCATATCCACCTCGGTGGGCAGGAACGACTGCACCGGTGTCCATTCGTCACCCGACCCGGCCCCGATGGGCATGTACGTCAAAATGATGGGAGTTTTCGACTCCGAAGAAGTCCATCCGATGACGCAGACATCACCCGGCTCCGGAAGCGACCCAATGAAATGACGGGCCCCGGCACCGGGGCAACCCGCAGGCATCGCTGTCCACTGGTACGTGTCTTTCTCGCCGTGGACGATCTGGAGTTGGATCTTGTGCTGCGCGTAATCCACACGTGTCACTCGAGCGATCCCCAACGCATACGCTGCCGGGCCCGTGCTCGGGTCCTGCGTTCGGGTGATGTACATCCCCGAACGGTCGCCAAGAATCTTGGCGCTGGAGACGCGCCTTTCAGGAATCGTGGATGGTGCTCGCAGTGTCATGATCAAACCTCATCCTCGTTAATGCCAGGTAGAAGCGGTTCCTCTTCGTCGATGTCGTCGCCAAGCTCGGGAAGAGGCAGTGGCCCGGTTTCAGGGACTTCCTGGATTTGGTCGGGAATAACCGAAACTTCGTCAGGATCGAGATCTGGAAGAATGCCAGCGCCAAGCTCTTGAGGGACCGCAGTCGTCGTTGCACCGATCTCACCCGAGACCGTCTCCTGTTCTGTAGCCGAAGGGGTGATTCCCGACTGGCCCGCACCCACGGTACGCCCATCTTGAAACGCCCCAGCATCTCCAGGCTGTTGAAGGGCACTACCCCGCTCGCGCTGCTGTTGAAGTGTGTGTGGCGTCTGGGCTTGGATAGCCTGTTCGCTCGCGAAAGCCTCGGGTTTCTCGGTCTCGGTATCGATCCCTGGACCAGCAACGAAACCCGCAGCCGCCCGCGTGTAGGCTTCCATCGTCACATCTGCGTAAGACCCTCGACAGATGCAGACCTGGCCCGCTCGGTTAAGCAAGTGGGCCGTAAGATCGGCAAGCCGGTACGCTGCGTTCGATGCCGTCGTCTTGAACACGGGGCTTTTGCCGAAGTTGGCAGCGAAGTTGAGGTAGTTGCGAAAAAACTGAGTCTGGGACAGGTCAAAAGTCTGGCCCTTCAAAATGTTCGGGTCATCGCCGTTGGCTTCGAGAAGTTCACGAAGCACGTCTCGACCTCGAGCCGTCTCTCCCAAACCGTTGACCGCCGCCGCCAGGGCCAAGGCTGATGCCTCCACCTGAAGTCGGTCAGACTCGCTAAGACCAGTTCTCTTCACCGCGTCTCCGCTCAGCGTTGCCTCGGCCGTGGTGGGGGCCTCACCACCCTGCGCCGCCACGCTGTCGCTCAAGCCCTCAGTGCTGAGAACGTCTTGTTTTTCAGACAACAGGTCCTCAATAAAGCTCAATGCGGCCTGCTTGATCCCCGCAAAAACGGAAGTATCTTCGTCGATCGGGCCCGTTTTCACTAACGTCAAAACACGGAGGAACTCTTCAGCCGACTGCGCTGTGACATTCCGGAACGGGTCCTTCCCGCTATGGATGAACTCGAAGGTGCCTCCAGGTTCCACCGAAAGTCCACGTCCGTACCGGTAGGCACCGTAGTGCTCGTACCCTTTCTCGTCGGACACGGGAAACACCGGGGAATGGATGGGAATTTCGTTGATGGCCTCTTTGACCGCAGTCTCTTGTACACCGCTCGAGGTTTGGGTGTTTTCAACCACGTCCGCTCCAAAGGCTTTCGTCAGGGCATCACTGAGCGCTTTCGAGAGAGCATTCAGACGGTCTTGCTTCTTCGGGTGCGAAGTCGATGCGGCCTTTACCAAAGCCAGTTGCCCCACCCATCGGAACCCCTCGGCCTCCACGCCCTCCTGCTCCGCCAGGTCCAGGTCCTCCAGGTTCTGGTCGGCCTGGTTGTTGCCGCTCTCGATCGTCCTCACGATGACATTGGCGTACCCACTCGCTGCTGCTTTCGTCGGACGTTGCCAAGTTTGGTCAACCGCCGTTACGTCGCCGCCCTTCGTGTACCCCGGCAACAGAGCGAGCTGCGCGAGCGTGAAATCACCCAAAAAGTAAATGTCGGTATCCGATGGAATCCCCTGCTGGGTAAGTTGGTCCACAATCGTTTGGTCCAATTCCCCCGCCTCGATCTGCAAAGCGTCATCGAACCGAAGACTGATGATGTCGGTGTGTCCTAGTAGGTTCCCATCTTCGTAAACCGGAAATGGCGGCACATGGAGGTCCCTAGAAATTTGATCCCAGACATCCTGGAACACCGACTTCACCGTCTGCTCCGGGCTAAACTTCGAACCGGCGACTCTCATCAAATAGTTGGTGATCCGCCGATGCAGGGCCGGCCCTCGCACGGCCACCGGAGCCGAACCCGAGTTCTGAGAAGTCCCCACGATTTGGGTGAATTTTCCGGCCCCGTGACGGATGAAATGGATGCGTTGGATCTGATCGGTGGTCAACACCTGCGGAGCACGGTTCGGGCCCAGCGCAATTTGAAGACCGTGCTTACACTTGCCGGTGCTCAGGATCACTTCCGGAGCTCGTCGGTCAGCGCCCGGCGCCGTAACGACGGGCTTGAACTGCACAACCGTACGAGCAACCTCCAGGGTAATCTCCCGCACGTCGATTCGGGGTGGTTTCCCGGGAGTGAACGTTCCCGTGGCTGCCACTGGCGCCGCGTCCCCAGTATCAGGGAGCGCAGCGGTCGTGCCTTCGGTCGTGGGCTCGGTCGTGGGCTCGGGAACCGCAACCGAAGCGACAGGTTTGTCGGGAAGCAAGAAAGCGTTGGCCTTTACGAATTCACCGTCGAACTGCATGTACTTCTCCGCTAAAGCATCTACGCGTTCTTGTGGCTTCTGGTTCGGAATGTTTCGGAAAAAGGCCCGTCTCAAATCCCCGGTGATTGGCGTGTTGCCGAAGGCCACCGCCTCGTCCACGCTCTTTCCCAAACGACACATCGACCGGAAATAACGAACCTGGGCTCCTTTGTAGGTGCGCGTCGTCCTCAGCGCCGGGTTGACATCGGTACAGCTTGGAAACCTGACGAGCTCACTCGTGACATAAGCCGCCGACGGGCGTCCCACATCCCCCTCTCCGGGTAAACGACCTCCTGCTTTGATGCGGAGATTCATGTACGTTTGTTGGTTTGTGGGGAGCGCTCTAAAATCCGAACGCGCAAGGCGTCCCTTGGAGCCCCGAAGTGCAATTACCGCCGCAGTGCCCGGTGTGAACGCGATCGTCTGGTGGTTTAGACCTCCATATTTACTTTTTCCATCAGGGTATACCGACTTTGATCTCCCACTGGTTTGTTGAAACCACCCAGCAGCACTGCCCGAGGGAGCAGCGGCATCGAGGTAGTACAGGCTTTCGGACTCGATCCACTGTTCCAAATAAAGGTCCAGACCGGGGATCCCTGTGTCCTCCTGGATCTTCGCAACGAGCGCCTTAGCACGTTCTGGTTGACGAGCGCGCCCGTCCGCCCTCGGTTTGCGGCTCTTCTTGCGGCCCCTCTTGCGCGGCGACGATTTTCCCGGGGTCGATTTGGACCGTTCACCGTCACTCCATTCGATGATGGGCATCCCTTGCTGGGACGGATCTGGATGGGAGCATGAGAAGTAGCGGTAGTTCCCAGGCACCGTCCCGGCCATGTACTGCCCCTTGAGGTGACTCAAGGTCTCGAAGTACGAAAGTTTAACGTCCGAACCTGGGATGCCATCAATCTTGCGACGAATCGGCTTGTTGCTGTTGGGCTGCAACGCATCGAAAATCTGCACGAGCGAACTGATGGAGGGAGATGCTTTAGTAGTTTCGCGGAAACGAATGAGCTCGTCTTGCAGTTCCCCCTGCAAAACGTCCAAACGCTGTGTCTCGGTCACACGCCTCCCACTTGGATTGGCACCGGTCTTTTGGCCTGCTTTCTGCGCGAGCTTGAAAGCATTGAACTGTTGATCGGCTCCGGCCACCACGTCCTTCTGGAAGTCCACCGCACGCTGGGCACCCTTAAGAGCCGCCGAGGTCGATTGCAGATCAGAGAAAGCCCGTCGAAGGTCATCGACGGTAAATGTGATGAACTTGCCTGGCGCCGTCTGGAGTTTCAAGCTCGTGACCTGACTCGGATCTTCGATGACATTCAGGCCATCAACTCCCTGAGTCGGTGTGTTGATCTGGAACGCCTCCATGAGGTGGACATCGCGAATCAACCAACTGAACAGCAGATCTCCCGGTGCCTCCACTTCATCAAAATACTCGATGCCGATCCCGACAACGGAGAAGTTGGGATTGAACTTCCGGGGGTCGAGCGCCATCACCACGTTGGGGAACCCAACGAGCTTCGAGAGGTCATTGACGAACTCTTCGAGAGGGCGCGGAGGAAGATCGGGGCGATCCAACCGAATCTGATCGATGGCGGACTTGGTCGGAGGAATGGGACCCAGCTTCCCCGGTGCGTGCCACTTAGAGCGGCGACAGGTCAGCACCAAACTCGTGGTGCACTGGCCTCCGAACGCAAACGAGTGGCTGAGCTGGCTGATGTAGTAGTAGCTGTCAACGAAAGGAATGTAGACGGGGAAACCGGGTCGAAGCTCCGCACGGATAGGGATCGTACACGTCGCGCTGAACGTGTCCACATTCAGCCTGTCCAGCCGCGCAACCCCGATCCAGAAAAGGACCTTGGGATCGAGGACGTAGGTAAGCTCGAGTGTGGGCGCAGGGCGCCAACCGAACTGCGCCACGAGCTTGTAATCGATATAGAGCCCACGCTTGGCGAGCACGTCGTCGGTTGGCGTCCCATCCGTGAAACCACCGACCCAGACACCGCGCACGATGATGTACGTCGCGTTCGGCTCCTTCTCCGTGAACGTGATGTTGAGGATGTCCGAGTCCTCGAGACGGTAGTACCGGTTCGGCGCCGTGTCCAAATTCCAAAACGGCGGCTTGAAAACGAGGTCCCCGTCTACGTCTTGGTAGAACTCGTAACCCGTCACCTCCATCACCTTTTGGGCGATGTCCATCTTGGTTTGGTAGGTCGATTGCCACACGTTTCCCGGACCCAACTCAGCGATGGACTGGTTGAACGCGAACATGTCCAAGACGGACAGGTTGAAAAACTCGTTGTCCTGCTGGATCAACGGCGAATACGTGAAATCAGCACCCGCACCCGTAAGGCCCAAACTCTTGGCAACCGAAATCCGGGCTGCGAAAGGATCCACAGTGGAGTTCGTGGTCGTGGGATCGTTGGCGGTCGAGCTTGTCAGCAGGCCGTCCACGTCACGGTTCGTCCCAAGCCACGCCTGCTGCACTCCGTTGTAGAGTTGGCCGTTGACCCCGTACATACGCAACGTCTGGATGCGCGTCTTGAAACGCTGCGTCCAGTACAGGGAGACCATGCTGAAAATCTGGCGCCCGTCGTTACCATGCCCCTCCACAGGAGCGTCCAAGTCGGTCTCTTCCGACAAGGCAAAATCCACACCCGCTGCCGATCCGGTAACGTCTCGGTACAGGGTGTAGATGATCGCGAAAGGGTGCGTGTTGTTGAAGTTGTGGCCGTAGAGAGTCGGGCGTCCCTTATCGTCGGTGGGACGCTTGTCCATCGCCATCCAAGCACCAGCCGTCGTGATGTTCACGAACTGCCAGAAGTGGAGAAGCGACGTGCAATTGAGGGTGCCGTAGTAGAACCCGTCGCTATACTCGTAGCTCACCTGGGTGATGAGACCGTGAAACACCGGGTAGTACGGGTAGGTCGCGTACTTGGTCATATCGAACTGGCTAGAGTCCGAGGGAGGAGCCTCCGCGTTGGGACCGCTCGGGGTATTCGCAAGATGCGAGAACATGCCGCGCATCGGGAAATACCCACGCATGAAAACGTGGATCTCGAGACCAGGGCGCAAGATGTTGTAGCCGTCGATGAAAACCTGTTGCCCAGTAACTCGAGGGATAGCCAAAGTGATCGTCGCGGAGTGCGACATGGGATCGGTACCGGCCTCCACCGAAAGACCGGTCACGAACTTCTGCACCTCGACGCGACCACGGCACCGAGAACACCCCGGCAAAGAAGTGTCCCCGTTGACGAAAATCAACGCATCCGGCGTGTACTTGACCACCGTGCGGTTGTTGAGTTTCCAAGTCCCAACGAAAGGACGCTTCTCGATGTTAGACATGGCTAGAGGTTTCCTCCTCTTGAGGTCCGCCCCGGCGCCAAGAAAACGTTCGGGGCGACTTCCTCCCCCTGAGACGGGTTTCGTCTCGATTGGAACGGATTACACTGAGGGTCCAAGATGCACGTCGCAGAAGCGCCCCCAACACCGTCCGGAATCGTCTGGGTGTAAGTGGCGTTCGCGCCTTGTCCAATGATCGACTCGAACTCCGCGTTGACCCGAGTCTGGAACTCCTCACTGGGAGAGGGGGTCGGGGATTTCCACTTCTGGATCTCACCCGCCTGCGCACGGTCAAACATGAACGAAACGACAAAATCGAAACTGAACTCGACACCGCCTTGCTGCTTGTCTTCGGTGTACTGGTACGAGAAGTTCTCGAAGTTGCCGACGTAGACCCACTGGTCATACGTGATCTCGATGCTACCGATGAACAGGTGTGCTTCGGACGGCCCGCCCCCAGCGCCACCGCCGTCGTAGATGTAGCCGTTGTTGCGATAGAACGCGAACAGGCTCATCAGGTTCTGCCACGCGATGGAGTCCCACTTCGACGCGTACTGATAGCCGCTAGGCTCGTCAGTAGCCGTCGGCTGGAGACCATCATTTGTTCGCTGAACTTCCCCGGCCCCTCCGACAGCACCGACCACGAAACCACCGGATTTCCCGGTCACGTTGAGACGCACCTGCTCTTCGCCCCAGCTCTGGAAAATGTAGTTGAACCGGTTGCGATCCGTGTAAATCTGCTTCTTACCGTACGTGATCGTGAGCTGCTCGGGATTGATCAACAGGGTGAGCGGGGGAGTGGCCAGCATCTTGTTGAGCTGAACGAGCACATCACGGGCTTGGGCCAGGTCCGAAAACGCGGGCTGATTCGCCGAACTGCCCTCGATCTTGTCGGGGTTGAACTTCTCACCGTTGCCCGCAATCAGGTCGTCCGGTCGTGAAACCCCGGACCCTTGTGTGTCGCTGCTCGGGGAGAAACTCCGGGCATCGAACGAAGCTTGAGCCTTCAACTGTCGGCTGAAATTGTTGTTCGCCGCCTGCGCGGTCTCGATGATGTTGATGTTCTGGTTGGGCGCGGGACGACCACCGAGAAGGGCATTTCGAGCATCTTCAACCTCTTGCGCTGTGGCCAACGGCGGGGTCTCTGCGAACCGTTGCTCGACCACCGCGAGCTGGTTCAGGGCGTCGTCAAAAACCTTCCGAAGATGCGGGTCGAAGGGCCCTTTCGTCACCGCGGCCCCCTGTCCCAACAGGGCATTCACAAGCGTCGCTGGAGGGCGCACCCGAAACGTGAAAGGAGACCCAAGGTTGGGGTCTCGAAGTTTCTGGTTCGTCCCATCGACACCCGCAGACTGCGACCCACGATTTTGAGGTCTGAAATGGGGCCCATACCGCAGCCCCCGATAGTTCGAGAGCGGCTGGATGCCGGGGTAGTCTTCTTCGGTAAGGTCCGCCATGTCAGATCACACTCCCGCGAAAGGGTCCAAAAGCCTGGACGCGTCTGGGACACGAGCGGCAGCAAGTTGTTGTTGCTGGAACACGCGCTCGGCACTCATAAACGGATCGACGATAGGGTCGCGAACAAGGACCAATGCAGGGTTCAAAACCCCAGTAGCAAGACCGGCCGCAGCGGCCAGATCCTCCGCACTCGTCTGAGAAATCGCTTGTGCATCAAACAACGTCGTTGGTGCTCGATCGAAACGGTCGTTGCGGGTGGCGATGTCCGAACTACGCCAACGCAGGATTTCCTCGTCGATGATGAAGCGTCCGCTCAGCTCGAACATGTAGGGCTTTTGGGCGGATTCGGTGACGGTGAACTGCCCATCGAACCATCCGATGTGCACGCCACCGTCGAAAGTCATTTTGACCTTGCCCTGCACTACGATGTTACCCAGCGAGTCGTAGATGGCCCCGTTGTTGTGGAACAGCGACAACAGGTCGAGGTACTTGTCGTAAGCGATCGTCTGGCGTCTTCCCTGAGTTCCTGAACCTCCTGTGATGTTCGACAACCCCGAGTAAAGGCGCATGAAGCCTCCCGTCGCTGCGGTGAACGAAATGTCCTCGGCCGCGTCCCCCCAGTGGAACTCAACGAAGCCACCTCGAGTCTGGGTGCGCTCCGTCTGTTTCGCGTACGAGAACTGCATCGAGCGCGGGTTAACGTGCATCACGAGCTTCAACCCTTCCGGCAACAAACTCGTCTGCCGATCCGACGCTTTCACCACATCGAAAATCACGGGACGGTGCCCTCGACGAAGGTTGCCGTAGTCGGGATCGTCCCCCAACTCCATGAGGGGCTGGAAAATCGGAGTCTGTTCAGGCATGACCGAGCACCTTCATCACGCGCATGACTTCGGTGTAGACCTTGTTCAGATCGCCGCCGTAGATGTTCACGTTCACGGCCCCACCGGCCCCACCGGCTCCTCCGGCTCCTCCGGCTCCTCCGGCTCCCCCCATCCCGAAGGCGCCCCCAGGCTTGAACCCCATAATGGTGTCGTTTGGATCCGTGATAATCGGCGCCATCCCAGGACGGAGCAGGAAGTCTCCTGCGTGCCCAGCCCCATCCAGAGTTTCTTCCGTTCCTTCGGCAGCCTTTGCAGTAGCTTGGGTGTTGCGGTTGATCTCATTCAGGTCCGCCCACATCCCATCGATCAGGGTTTCGAGCTCGCTCTCGTTGGCCAGCTTAGCGACCTCACGGTTAATGGCTTGCTCGATGACTGGGAATGCCTCTTCCCAGTTCAGGCCACCTTCCTTCGCCGACAGGGCAGCGCGTTCGGCCGCTTTGCCGATCCCCAGAGACTGATAACCCCCTATGCCGGCAGCTTGAGCGGCGTTGAATCCCACTTGGTGGGCGGTCTCTCCAAAGGCACCAGCATCCGCAGCGTCTTCATAGTTGTCAGCAAGAGTTGGCCAGAAGTTGTCCATCTCCTCCTTCATTTTGAGGTTCATCTCTCGGGCAGCGTTTTCATCCAGGGTGTTAACCGAAAGGTCGTACCCCTGGTCCCCCAGCGTTTTTTGGAGTTCTTGCAAGACCTCGGTCTGCGTCATCCCTTCCGTGTCCATGTTCGCCAGAGTCTGTTTGGCGATGTCATTCACCTCCTGCATCCCCCTAAGCGTTGCGTCGGTCTCTGAGAGGAGCTTGATCTTGGCCTCAAAGTTGGCCTTCATGAGAGGATCGTCCGTCTCCTCCATCGCCGCCCGAATCCCCTCCATGAACTTCGCGTTCTTATCCAGGTGCTTCTGGATGTCCTGGCCCTCCACGAGCATCCGGTTCTGTGCCCCGACACGAGCCTGCACTCCGGGGTCCTCCTTAAAGAACGGATTCGATCGCAAAAAATCCATCCAAAAGCCGTAGACGGTGTTGTAGATCTTCTCGAGCCATTTGAGCATGTTGGCCTCCATCACGTTGGCCAACTTCTCGGTGGAGTGGGCAATCTGTCGCGCGAGCTTGATGTCTTCTGAAACAGCCTCCTCCTCAGCTTTTTTGTAGCGATCGTTCTGCGCAAGCATCAGGCCAACCTCATCCTGAATTTTGGCGCCCGTCTCAACCTCCCCAGTGGCCAAGTCCGCGGTAGCACCAACGATCTCACCCGTCGCCGTTACCGTCGCTCCGTAGAGCTCCGCCATCGACATCTGCTCTGCCTTGGACAGCTTGCGACCGTCCTCCTTCACCTCTTTTTGGATGCGCGTCAGAGCATTCATATCCGCCGCAGTGCCGCGAGAGGCGTCCACCAACGCCTCGAAGGCTTTGCCCGTCTTCCCGGTAATCTGCTCTGCCGCAGCTCGTTGGGCGGGCCCTTTGCCTGCAAACTCATGAAGCATCTCGCCACCGAACACTTTGCTTTGCGTCTGCACAGCCAAAGTCCCCGCAGGCCCCAGGTCGCTCATCGCGTTCACCATGGCACCGAGATCCCCGTTTCCGGCTTTCGCGGTTTCGACAAGGTTATCGAGACGTTGGATCAATTCCGGCGGGTAGCCCCCGGCTTTGAAATTCGCGAGCATGGCAGTCCGTCCCTCTTCGGTCGCCCCAGCAAGTTTCGCGACAAGATCCTCCCCGCTTGTAGCGCTCCCCTCGTACCCGGATTTTTTGAGATCCTTAAAAATCGAATCCGCGTTTGCCAGAGCCTGGTCTGCGAAGACCCTCTGCATCTCGTCCTGACCTGTCGTGAAAATCGTTTTAAGACGGTCACTGGTCGAGGCTTCGGTGAACGCATTCGTAAGTGACTTGAACAGCTCGGCTCCAGCCGTCTCGCCCA